TTAAATATCAATGATACACTACACCAGGAATCAATTACTTATACAGTTATTTCTGTGGGTTGTCGCTAAAAGTCAGCTTGTTATTTATGTTGTTACTATTCAATATTATTTGTAAGTAGGATAAAGTATTAATTGAAGAGCTTAACTGCCGCCTTAAAAGTACCTTTATATAAATTTATATTTTGAAAGGAAGTGCCATGAAGATACTGCTTGCAGAGGATGAGAAAGACTTAAATAATATAATAAAAAAACAGCTTCTTTTACTGAAATACAATGTGGATACTTGTTTTGACGGGGTGGAGGCGATGGATTTTATTGCGGTAAATGATTATGATGCAGTAATACTTGATATAATGTTACCAAAAGCAGACGGTTATAAGGTATTAAAATACATAAGAGAAGTTAAGAAAGATATGCCGGTGCTTTTTTTAACTGCCAAGGACTCTATAGAAGACAGAGTTAAAGGGCTTGATATGGGAGCAAATGATTATCTTATAAAACCCTTTGCTTTTGATGAATTGGCTGCAAGAATAAGAGCTATTACAAGAACAAACTTTCATAGCGAAAAGGATATACTAAAGGTTGGAGATTTGGAGCTTGATGTGTCGAAAAGATTGGTTAAAAGAGCTGATAATGAGATAAATCTTTCTACTAAAGAGTTTGATCTACTTGAATATATGATGAGAAACAGTGAAATAATACTAAGCAGGGAAAAAATAGAAAACTATATTTGGAGCTATGACTATGAAGGGGGAACAAATTTAATAGATGTGTACATAAGCTATCTCAGAAAAAAGATAGATGACGGTTATGAGGAAAAAATGATAAAAACTGTCAGAGGGGTGGGCTATGTACTAAGGGCAAAGGAATGAAAAAATTAGGAATAGTAAGTAAACTTACATTGTGGTATTCGTTTATTATGGTTGTAATAGCAAGTTTGATGATAGGTTTCTTACTGTATGTAGTAAGGAGAGTAACTATAGACAGTGTACAAAAAAAACTTGTTGATACTATTACTAAAGCTTCTAAGGAAATTGAGTATGAAGAAAATATATCTGAAGAAGATGATATTTACATAGAGTATGGGGATGCTTATATTGAGATAGATGAAGATTATATTAAAGAAAGAAATGGAGTTTATATAGCTTTATATAATTTGGAATCCGACTTGCTTTACGGTAGCCTGCCTCCATTAGATAATATAGAAAAGTTACCTGCTTTTTCAGAAGAGATAAAGGAAGTTGAAGAAGAGGGGTTACGCTATTACATATATGATATGCCGGTGAAGGACAAAAGACTTAAGAACCTGTGGGTAAGAGGAATTGTCATGCCTACAGACGGTTTAAGAGATATTTCAAGAATTTCTCTAATAGCGGTTTATACTTTGCCTATATTGGTTTTGATATCTGTACTTATGGGCTATATGATGGCAAGAGGTGCTTTAAAACCTATAGAAAGTATAAGGGAGTCGGCACTTAAGATAGGTAGCGGCATGGATTTGAACAGACATATAGATATAGGTGAAGGAGATGATGAGCTACATAAATTGGTAAAAGTTTTTAATGATATGTTTGACAGGCTTTATAATTCGTTTGAAAAGGAAAAAAGATTTGCTTCAGATGCCTCACATGAATTAAGAACACCTATGACGGTAATTATAGCGGAGTGTGAGTATTTGAACTCAATAAAGGAGAATGAGGGCTTAAGCAGGAACGAGTATTTTGAAGGTTTGGAAGTTATTTACAGACAGGCAAGAAGAATGAATGATATTATAAAAAATCTCTTGGACTTTACAAGGATTGGAAGAAATTTTTATGAAAAAGAGCCTATTAACATATCGGAACTTATCAAAGGAATTTGTTATGATATGAAACTTATAAATACTGACAGTAATATAAGCCTTGATGAAGAAATAGAAGATGAGATATATGTATATGCAAATAAAAACCTTGTTTATAGGATGTTCGTAAATATTATAAGCAATGCATATACTTACGGCAAAGAAGACGGGCATATTTATGTAAGTCTATATAAGGATACAGAGGTAAATATAGTTGTAAGAGATGACGGTATAGGTATATCGGATAAAGATTTGAGCCATATTTTTGAGAGATTTTATCGTGCGGAAAGCTCTCGCACAGGAAAAGGTACCGGACTGGGACTTGCAATGGCTATGGAAATAGCAAGGTGGCATGGTGGGGATATAAGTGTGGAAAGCAGGGAAAATAAAGGCTCCTGCTTTAGCATAATACTGCCGCTGGATCCTGAAATATAAATTTTTTGTTTTAATGTTGCCTTAATTCTGACCTGTAATAAGTATTATTGTAAAAATGCCTATAAACAGCCTGTTTTAAGGCTTTGTAGGCATTTTTCAATGCTATAAAAAGATAAAAATTCAAAGCTGAAAATAGCAAAAAATAAGGCTTAATAATAACAAATAATAACAACTACAAGAGTTTAATTTTTTCTATCTCTTTTCTTAAGCTCTCAATATCTCTATGACCATATACCGAATTGGTCACATCTTGAAAAGCATGACCTAACATCCTTTTCTTATCATTTTCATTTACATTATATTCATCACACAATTTTGCAAATGTGTGCCTGCAATCATGTGGAGTATGATACTCAATACCCTTACTTTCAAGATATCTTTTTAATCTAATCCTGAAAATAGATGTAGATATTTTTAATATATGTCCGTCTCTTTTAATTCTTTTATCTACTAAATCAATTATGGCAGAGTGTATAGGTACTTGTCTGTTTTTACCTGCTTTTGTTTTGGATCCTCCGGTTAGGATCATATTCTCTAAATCCACATTCATTGTTTTGTATTCATTTATTCTAAAGCCGGTGTATATCATAATGATCAACATCTCTGCAACTTCATTATTGCTATCTTCCCTAAATAGCTTTATATCATTATTGGTAAAAGGGATACCTTGTTCATCATCATCTGCGGTATTTATCTTAAGATGTTTAGAATAATCTTTATCAATAAGCTCTATTACATCAGCATACGCATACATCTGTTTTATAAGACTGACTATAAGTTCTTTACTTGCATGTTTAAGAGTACAGGCATCAACTACCGATTGCAAATCATTGTGTCTTAATTCGGTAAATGTTCTATTGTGTAGAACACTACAATTTTTATAAGCTACTTTTGTCGAATTTTTAGAGGCAGCAGAAAATACTCTTTTTGTTTGCTCATACTTATATTTGTAGTATTCTTCATATAGTTCAGAAAAAGTAATACCCTTTGATTGATTACTTAATTTTAGTGAGAAACGATTTAATATATTATCAACTATTTTATTTATATTAGCTTGAGATATATTGTCATCAGGTAACATTTTTGTTATATCTTTGCCTTCTTCCCATGTGCCGGCATGCCACATAAGAAGTACTGACATACCTGACATCCAATCAGGTACATACGCTATAGGTTTATCATACTTAGTGCGTCCTATGCTGTCTACAGCTTTTGTAGGGGCTAATACAGCATAGGGATTGGTTCTGTTTTTGCCAAGATACCTTATGCTACCGAAACCGTTTCTAAGTCTAGGATGTTTATTTTTCTTAGGTCTTGCCATACTATATCCTCCTTTTTGGGTATAAAAAGAACACCAGTTCAGAGTGTGAACGAGGTGTTGCCTATGGTATAATATGACCTGTTAGTGATGTTCTATTTACCATAGGACTTAACTTTTGCCCTTGCATTGCAGCGAACAGTGCAGGGGTGTTTTTTATTGTTGTAATTTCTTAATGCGTTTATCAAATTGAACTATTTCATTTTTTGAAACAGTTGACCTCAACAAATAAAATAGTCATTAATCCTTATAAAATCCTTGCTTGACCTTTTTAAGGTCAAGTATAATGTATAAAATCGGCTCATAGGTCAAGTATTGTATATTTTTAAGTATTTTTTGTCCAATTACGAATATTTACCTTATTTACATCCTATCTGAAGGGGGAGAGTTCAACTCCTTTAAAGAATTGGCAGAACGATACTACAGTTAACTTTTATATCCTTCTTTATCTGTATATTCTTTAACAATTGTTATTAATTCATCTAAAAATTTTAGAACAAAGTCGGATTTTCTTTTTACATCAGAAATTGAAGAATCTTTCAAAGCATCTGAAAAGGAAAATGAACCATGTGCCAAATTATTTCTGTTTGATTTGATATTGTCAAAAATATCAGGTCTGTAATTTGGACTGCTAGTATCAATTTTTATACCATGAGAATTAAAAACTTGTTTTAATGTAATACTGTCCAAATTACCACCTGGCATTGTATTTTTAGGATTCATTTGTAAAGTCTTTTTTTCTATTATCCAGTCCACAATATATTTACTTTTATCAATGAATGTATTGAAAGATGTATTTGGATCTCTTGCACCTCTAAACTGTGTTTCATGCCAAAGTTTTTTTAAATCTTCGTTTACATCATTATAAGTTAATCCCTTTATAGAAATTTCTGTATAGAGATTGTCTAATAGATTAGATACAGAAAATTCAATAATATTGTATAACATGAGCGATAGATTAGACTTTAAAATATTGATAAGGGATTGGTATTTCATAGCACCTGAATGAAGAAACATACTGACTAAATCATTATCATTCTTTTTATTTTCAAGTTTCTCCAATACTTTCATAAATTCTATAAAATTTTGTATTTCCTCTTTCCTATCATTGTACGTATTTAGAAACTCTATCATAGTTCACCTTCAAGAAGTCTATCTTTAACAAAGGTAATTCTTCCTATCAGTTTAGTTTTATTATTTGCAGCATCAGAAACTGTAATGTCTATGAATTCCTGGCTGTCAATCCAAGATGAAATGTCCTTTATAGGTAAATTAGGCTTTTCTTTCAAAGCCATAGCTATACCGATGGATAGTGCTTCGAATCTTGCTCTTGGTGTGGACTGTGCTCTTAGTGATTTTTTAAATCCTCTTTTCCCTAAAATTGACTGTGCATAGGACAACATAGAATTAAAATCTTTTTTGTATTTAGAAATTATTTTAGGGTTGTTTTCTACCTCTTTGTTCTGTAACTCTACATAACTATCAATATAAGATGTTACATTACCTTTATAACTTTTAAAATTCGGATATCCGGCAGAGTAAGCAAAGAATCTGGCAGCAAGTTCGAACCCTTCGTATCGATTTTCTGAACGTTCACTTCTCGGTGCTAATTCTTTAAAGACTTCATCTTCTGCACATTTTTCTAAAAAGTCCTTAAATTTACCCATATACGCTCCTCGCCTTACTTCTGAAGGTGTCGCAAGTTGTCCGCTGATATTAATTCTCCTGAAAATTTCCTGTCTGACAGTTTCTGTAGTGCCTTGCTCTAAGTAAACCACTCTTATATTAGTATTCTTAAACCTTCTTTGAATGGCAGGATCTAATTCAAAAAAAGTAAATCCATTAGATTCAGTAAGCATCTCTAATCCGTTAAGTTCCAAATCATTCTGTATAAATTTCACTAATGTCTGTGTTCTCTGTGCACCATCTACGATTTCAGTTCTTCCGTCTGCTGTATCAGCAAAAAACATAAAAGGTATTGGAAGTCCCATAAGTACAGATTCAATAAAAAAACACTTGTCGTGCTCTGTCCATATGAAATTTCGTTGATAACTTTCAGGAATGTAAAACTCCTCTTTCTCAAAACGCTGAACTAAGTAATCAATAACATAATCTCTTGTGTCATATTTAATGTGCTGTTTTTTTTCACTGATTTGATCGGAAGAACGTTGTATCAGCTCATAAGTTTTTTTCTCACGTATTTTAACTTTCTTTTTTTGTGCCATAGCTAATGTATCCTTACCTCCTGTAAATGATTTTGTATACTTATACCTATTACCTTTCCTAGTTCAACCGGCACAGCATTACCTATGTGGGCTGCAATTTCTCTTCGCCTAAAAGAAGAGTCTTCATCAAGAAAAATATAATCAGGAGGAAAAGACTGCAATATAGCACCTTCTCTTAATGATATAGCTCTGTCTTGTTCAGGATGCCCAAATCTGCCATTACCGTAACCAAAAAACTGAGTGGTAATAGTAGGAGATGGCTTATCCCATTCCATGCGACCATATACTGAGGCATATGATAGCCCTGATTCCTTTTTATGGCATATTAACTTTAAATTTTCATCCCAATCTCTCCATGTTCCACCTTGTTTAGACTGCCTTATTCTTTCTTTATTTATTGGGGAAAGTTTACTTGCGGTGTGGAGAGGATCTGTAACATATGCTTCACCATCTTGTATAGGGGGCAAATTGCCTATAAAATCTCTTACAGTTAAATAGCTTTTTTTGTCATGGGTTGGGGGGATCAATGATATGCTCCCTAGCCTTGAAGCAAGGAGTACAAGCCTTTTCCTGCTTTGAGGGACACCGTAAGATGCACAATCTACAACATTAACATCAACACTATAACCTAAAGAGAGAAGCGAATTTCTAAAGTCATTAAATACCTGTTCTTGCATTAATCCGGGAACATTTTCCATAGAGACAATTTCAGGCTCACAGTCTTTTATAAGAGACTCAAAAGAATATAGCAATGCCCACTTTTCATCTGTATGCCCATTTTTTCGATATCTTCCTGAATATCTTGAAAAGGGTTGACAAGGAGCACATCCGACAAGAATACGGACAGTATTTTTAGGATAATATTTCTCTAAGTCAAATCTGTTTACTTGTGCTATGTCTTTGCATATAAACTCAGCATCATTATTTTCTTCATAAGAGAACCTACAACTTTCATCAATGTCAAAACCTGCAACTACAGGTATGCCGGCTAAGGTTAATCCATGAGTAAGTCCACCTATACCACAGAACAAGTCAACTGCAACAATATTCATGTGAGTACCTCCTTTCTCTTTATTCTGTTTGCTAAAATCGCTTATATTACATCGCTTTGGAAGGCTATTGCCTTGCCTGAACCTGTAAACTTTTTATTGTACAGATCATACATAATTAATTATCAGGTGGCTTTTTAATTTTAAGCGTATTTAGTTACTCGTTCTTTATCCTATGATATTCCTTTTTCCCATATTTCATCACAAGATAGATCTAAATAATCGTTCCATGAGACGCCATAGCCTCCGATGTCTACTTTTACCTGCTTAAATAATCCTGGTATATGCTGCAATGAATTAAAAGCGGCTATGGTGGAAAAAAGCGGTTTTACATCATAGACCTTTACAGTTCCGTCAGTAAAAGTGGCAAGTAAATTATAATCTTTTAATGGCTCTATATTTTTAATAGTATGAAACATATGTACCGCCTTTCTATTTATTCTAATGGGGGAAGCTCTGTAAACTCTTGGGTTTCCCACATATTCATTAATTCCCGTTCATGTTGACTGACCCACTCCTGAACCATTTTCAAGGCTCTTTTAGGCAAGTCGCCTTCAAGCATATCAGATGTTCTTATATCAATAGCACCTATATATTCACCATATATAGCGTGAATATGCGGCGGGTTATGCTCGCTTTGGCGAAAATACATTTTTATTACTACACCGTAAAACCTTGCTATTACAGGCATACTCATTCTCCTTTCCGGCAGTGGCTTTGTATTGAGTTTCGTCCATATCATTATGTCCCCCATTAATTAGTTATATTACATCACTTTGGAAGGCTATTGCCTTAACTGAAAACATATCTCTACTTCAAAATCAAATTACCTTTTATTAAATATTAAGTCAACATTATCTTTTCCCACTAGATATTCAAGCAAATATTTTTTTTTATAAAAACATTTATCAACATATGCAATGTTTTCTTCAATAATAGCCCTAGTAAAGAGAGCTAGTATCTTCTTAGTACTGTTATAATACTCATTCCTTGTTTTTTTGCTAAGTTTTTTTGGTAGGCATGCTTTTAGAGTACTTGCAAGGCTATTCTCCAATAGATTTCCACCATGTATATAGTTACATGAAGTTGTATATTCATTTTTTATAAAAGAATAATCATCCAAATTGAATTTGCTCTTAACGGAACCAAAAACATAGCTTGTAATATAGTTGTCTTCTAGTGAGATTCCGGATATGCATCTAATACAATTTTCTATAATAGATCTCATATTTAAATAAAAATATCGAGTTTCACCCTTTAAAATGCTTAAAATTATATAATATAAGTCAGATATTAAGTTTTTATAATACTTTCTATTTGTATCTTCTAAATATAGATATTTGAAAAAAATTATATATTTAGAAATAAGTCTATAAGAGTCATCATAAAGTTGGGTTATATCAAGCTTGTACTTATTTGCTATAAGTTTTATTTCCTTAATAAAAGTAGTTATATCTTTTTTAACCATATTGGTTTCATGTTTAATCAATTCTACCATTACTGAGAAAACCATCCGTTAAATTGGTTTCTTTTAGTTTTAGTACCATCTTTCATCTCATCTATTTTATTTTCTATAAACTTATATAATTTTTTTAGATATTGGTTATTTTTTTCCATATAGAGGATTTCTTTTGCTACTCTTGCTGCTACAAGTGTACGAGATTTAAATAAATATAATTTAAACTCTAAAGAGAAAACCTCTTTAAGAAAGTCTTCTATTTCTGAATTTTTAGAAAATAGTTCTTTGGAAAATAGCATCTCAATTACAATTCCAATAACCTTATATTTTGGAATTAATTTATTCTTTAGTTCATTTCTAAACATTACTAACTCTGCGTACATGATGTGATATCCTCCTCTATTCGTTTAATCAATTCTAAACTTACCGACTCTATATCTGTACGAGATTTTTTATACTTATTTGGATTTGCACCAGCAGCACCGTATTGAATATTGTTTTCAGTAGTAGTTTGAGCAGTAAAAATATCTATATTGCTAAATTTCTTTTTATTTTCAAAATTAGCTCTCAAGTTCTTTTGTTTTACAGAATCTGATACCATAGTATACACTAATCCGATACACTTTAAAGTAAGACGCTCTTCCTTTACAAGTTTAGCTACTGCACGTTGTAAAGAATCTATGCCTATTATAGAGTATCGATCTATTTTATTGGGTATTAGATAGTAATCAGAAGCACTAAGTGAGCTTTCAGTATAAATGGATATAGTAGGCGGGCAATCAATAATAATATAGTCATATTGTTCTTTTAGCTTATTATCTTCTATAAAATTTGAAATTCTACGGACAAGACCATGCTCACCACTATTTGCAACTAAAACTAAAGTTAAATCCCCACATAACATATCTAAGTTTTGCTTTAGATTTATTATTAAGCTTTCAGAGGAAGGAGTTTCATATATACTATTTAAACTTATAATTTGTTCAAAAAGGCTATATATAGTTTTACGCTTTGGAAGAATATCTGTATTATAGTAATTATCTTCGTTTTCATCAGATTCAGAAGATGTATTATCTTTATATAAATCTAACATAGTTTGTGTTGCGTTAAATTGAGGGTCTGCATCTATTAGCAGCACTTTTTTACCGATTTCTGCTAAATAGTCGGAAATTCCAATACTTAAAGTAGTTTTACCGACACCGCCCTTCATGTTTATAATTGAAATTACTTTTCCCATAATTATCACCTGTTATTTGTGTTGAAGTGTTATTTCCTAAAATTATTTGCCATACCTCTTGACTAAGCAGAACACCAGTTCTATAATAAATATATCGCTACTTTAGATCGTGTGTGCTTGGAGGCATAGTATGAATGAGTATAAGGAACTGTTGAAATTATTGAAACTGGCTAACAAAAGGCATATAAGATTAATTCTTATATACTTAAAGCGATTATTAAGGGCTGACTAAGGTCAGTCCTTTTTTTCTTCTATAGCCATGTTCTTCATAATTTTTTCAATTACTTCCCACTCACTATCATTTAGTTTTGCTATTGCAGATATAAACCTTTTTTTGAAGTTATCTTCTGCATCCCATTGTATATCACCTATAAAAGATATTATCTCTTCGTCTAAAGATTTTTCTTTAAACATTTCGCCTGTACCATAACGAAGCCAGTCTTCATTTACATTAAATTCACGACAAATGGAGATAATGTTTTGCTCAGTTAGATTATTTCTTCCAGTTTCAATTTGGCTCACAGCTACTTTTTTAAGTCCAATCTTTTCACCAAACTTCTCTCCTGAAAGTCCTAAAGCCTTTCGGAGTTCTTTTACTCTTTCGTTCATGAATACCTCCTTTCCTAATTTTTTAGAATATAACAATTCTCATGTTTCGATTATAAATAAGTATTTATCAAAAGTCAAGAAAAAAAGTTTGCACAACAAACAAAAAAGTATTGACAAGAATTATATAACGAACTATAATGTGTGTATAGCAAACAAGAAAGGAGAAAGTAATGAAAATGAATAAGACGTATGTCAAAAAAGTAGTAGATGTACTAAAAGATGTACTTCCTAAACTGCCAAAAGAGAAGCAAGAGTATATCGTTGGACTGGCTGAGGGAATGGAACTTGCAAGAAATTTAAATACTACATTAACCTCTAATACAAAAGAGCCGGCAGAGGAAAAGGATATAGCGTAATGAAAAACCAAGCAAAGATAGAAAAAACAATAGATAACATTTGCGATTACATAATCGCAAAAACAAGTTTAATTCCTGAGATTAGGGAATACGAGCTTGAGCAGTTACCAAATATGATCAATGCTCTAGCAGACTTAATTAGGGCAGTGGATGGAAATTAAAAATTTATAACAGGAGGAATTATGGCGGAAGTAAGACCGGATGCGGTTACATTCATTGATGTAATACAGGTAATAAAAACAGTTGCAGTTAGAGGAGCGGGAACAGAAGAAGACCCATTCAGAAATATCACACAGTTTTGGACACTTGATGGGTCTTTGATTGTAGAATTTGATATTCAAAAAATGGCAGGTGAAATCATCTCTGACTATCAGGGACGTTCTGCTGCTTTGCGTGAGATGATGAAATAAACTCTTTCGCTTTGTCAGCAAGTATGTCGTATTCAACAAATGCAACCAAAGCTTTAAGGAACATTTTTATATCTCCCACATTGTAGTCTTTATGCTTGCGTTCATAATGTGTTTCATCATTACCGAGCCAAGCACAGGCAGTAGCAAGGTCTTTAATACGTTCACTATCAATATAGTTGTTAATACAATTAGCCAGTGTGGCTTTGCGAATTTCAGACTCTTTGTCCGGATATTTATAAATGGAATAATCTTTTACAAGATATTCAAGTGCTTTCCTAAGACCTATACCTGTGAGTTGATTAAGTCCTTTTCTTTCAGACTCTAAGGCTTGAGAGTATATTTCAGGAAATTCGGAAGAAACATTACTTATTTCATCAGAGATTTCGAGGATATTATCATAATTATTATGTGAATAACTCGAAATTCTAAGCGGATATCCAAGATCTACAGGCTGAGTATTATATGAACGAACTAAATATAGTTGATTACATTTAGGACAGTAATATTCAGCATAAACATCAAACATACAGGAAGTATCATCAAACAGATGAAAAGCATTAACAGGTGAAGATACATTGCCGGTATCACAAATAGGACAAGATTTAGGTATCTCTAATAGAAGTTCTAATGTTGGTTGACCTTGATGGATCGGTCTTACAGTAATTTTTTGAAAAGACATACAAATTTACCCCCTTAGTTATTTGATTGAATTATAACACAAAGAAAATAGTATAGAAAGGAAGTTACATGAAAGAGAATAAGGAAAAGTTAGAAGATTTTAAAACATGCGAATTGGTTGCAGAACTGAAAACTCGTGAGGGTGTAGATTGTGCTATGGTTGAACCATACCAACAAGAAACATTAGATGTAGAGGGTCCAGCCATAATACTTACAGTGATAGATTGATTTAGCTTTGAATATTAAAAGTAAACAGGAGAAAAGATGAATTTAACAGAAACAATCAACAAATACACAGCGAATGAGGAACTTAGGGCGGTACTCATTGAGTACTATACAAAAAATCCTTATAAGTATATGCATCACAGCCTTAGGATGTTAAGCAGACTCACGAATGATGAAAATAAGAAAATAGCAATAGTAAAGCGAAGTCTTGAGAACGGTTGGAGAGTATTTTATGAACTTTATGAAGCAGCCAACCTGTAATTAGATTAGATAGGAATGTAAAAGTTGAGAAAAACGCAGAAGAGTTGAGAAAAACGGAAAATTAAAAATGGGTGAAATAAAGATATTAGAGCAAGTAGAGCTTGAACGAAATGAATTGTATGACCCTGACGAGGCTTATAATAGAGGTGGGTATCACCAGCCTTTTGAAGCAACACTGTTTGAGTATGAGGGGCAAAGATACGGATTTATGTACTATAGCACTTCTTGCGGTGATTTTGGAAGCAGGTATAAAAAAACACTGTATCAAAATGGCAAAGAGCTGGCAGAAACTGAGGTAAATCAAGTAGACAGAAATAAAGTCTACAGGTATGGCTTTCGCTGGGATAACCCTCTGCATTTAGAAATGTACAGAGCCGGGCTTTTAACACAGTGGGACTTCTATCAAGAGGAGGATGAGGAGTAATGCAGGTTTTAGGGATTATGTTAGCACTGATTTTAATAATGACGGCAGCATTTTTTATAGATGATAAAGAGTAGGGGGTGATTCATAAGTGGAAGAAAATGAAATCATGGAAAGTAAGAGGGTATCTACTAAGGATGCTGCAAAGCGATTAGGGATGGCTGAATGTACTCTCAGGATGTTAATGAGAAATAAGGATATTGACATAGGTTATGTATCAAAAGGTGGTGGTACTAATCACAGGTATTGGATATATGAGGACAAGTTGAATAAGTGTTTAGGCAAGGATGTGTAAATATAAAGGAGGTAGCTATGTGTGAGAGTAATGAAAGTGTGGTAAGTGTGTTTGCTCCGGGTAGGAAACACATAAGTACGGAAGTAGTTAGGGACGGTACAAGAACTATATTTACTATAACATTTGAAGCAGCAGAATCGAGGGAGTTACACATACCTGAATTCCTGCAAAGAAGCAGTCATTATAGAGAGGTGATATAGATGGCAATGGCTAAATATTCAGGAAATATGAGACAGACTGGAATAGGCGTTAAGGAACTTAAACAGCTTATTAGGATTGGTGATAGGTTTGACTACACATATGATTGCTTTAGTGCTGAGGATTTTGGAGACAGTTCAAAACCTAAAAAGAAAACAGACAGGGTGGAAGTAATTAAACTATATCCTGATCTGGTTAAGTTAAGGGTACTTAAGACAGGCAAGGAAATGATAGTAAGCTTTGCAGATATACTGCTTTACAGCAATAAAAAGAGCTTACAGCCCTTTAAAGAAGAGAAGCTGTAAGCCAAAAATAAATATGTTCATGTAATTATAACAAACAGGTATAAAAAATGCTAGAGAAAAAAATATTAAAAGACCGTAATGAATGGCTGAACCACCGAGAAAAGCTCGGTGGTTCAGATGCAGCGGCTGTACTTGGGCTTAATCCCTACAAATCAAACACTGACCTGTGGTTTGAGAAAAAGGGGAAAATCAAGCCTAAAGACATATCAGATAAAGACTATGTAAAGTACGGTATAGCAGCAGAAAACTATTTAAGAGAGCTTTTCAAGCTTGATTACCCGAATTATGAAGTGCTTTATGATGAAAACAATATGTTTATAAACGATAAGTATCCATTTGCTCATGCAAGCCTTGATGGTGAGCTTATCGAAAAGGATACCGGCAGGAAGGGCATACTGGAAATAAAAACAACAAATATACTTCAAAGCATGCAAAAAGAGAACTGGAAAGGAAAGATACCTGAAAATTATTATGCACAGGTGCTTCACTACCTGATGGTTACAGAGTATGACTTTGCAGTCCTTAAAGCACAGCTAAAGAGTGTATTCAATAATGAGGTCTATATACAAATAAGGCACTACTTTATAGATCGAAATGAAGTTGAAGAGGATATAGAGTACTTATGTAGGGAAGAAAAGAAGTTTTGGGAAAGTCTTAAAAAAAGAAATCCTCCAAGTTTAATTCTTCCGGACATATAAAATCCAACTGTCAACCGGATGTTTACAGTTGGAACTGACATAAAAATGATAAAACCGAAAGTGGTTGTAAACCTATAATTGACAACCGCTTAAAAACCAAAAAGGAGTAAATATGGAGCTAAAGATATACAGTCCTAAAGATGATAATGACTTACAAACTATTGAATGGAATCATGAAGAGATAAAGGCAGAAGTTACCCAAAAGGTAGAGATGTATAAGACATTAGTTTACACGGATGATCAGGTTACATCAGCTAAGGCAGACAAGGCTAAGTTAAATAAGTTTGTAACAGCCTTAGAGGATAAAAGAAAAGAAATCAAAAGGAAGTACTTAGAGCCTTATGAAACATTTGAAAAACAAGTTAAGGATATAGTAGCTATAGTAAATGAACCTATAGCACTTATAGACAGTCAGATAAAGGCTTTTGATGAAGAGAAAAAGGCGAAAAAGGCAGCAGATATTAAAGAATACTGGGACAGCCTAAAGGTTGAAGAAATTCCTACCTATGAGCAGATATTTAATCCCAAATGGCTTAATGCATCCACTTCAATGTCAAGTATCAAGAAAGATATTGAGAATATCCTTATTGATGTAGAAAACGCATTAAATACATTGGATTGTCTTCCAGAGTATTCATTTGAATCCAAGGATGTGTATAAAAAGACGTTAGATGTTACAAAGGCTATAAACGAGGCTAACAGACTTGTAGATGTAGCTAAGAGAAAAGCTGAGGAGGAGCAACGAAAAGCAGAGCTTAAGGAACAGGAAGAAGCTAAGAAAGCACAGGAAGAAGCTTCTAAGGCACTTGAAAATCCGATACCGGAAAGAGAAACAGTCAAGACTTCAGAAGTAAAAGATGAACCTTCCGATTTGGACGAACCCTTAATGCCAAGGGAGTGGATAGGGTTTGAAGCTTATCTTAGCAGTGAAGAGGCTAAAAAACTTGCATCTTATCTTAAACTCAACAACATAAAGTTCAGAAGACCTACAAGTAATTAAAGAAAAGAAGGAGATAGAAAAAATGGCAGTACAGAACAGTTTAACAAATCAAAAGAAGAGCAATGGACTTACAGCATATCTTACACAGGATGCAGTAAAGAATCAGATAAACAGTGTTATAGGTGGAAAGAACGGAGACAGGTTCATATCTTCAATAGTTTCAGCAGTTAATACCAATAAAGAGTTACAAAGCTGTACTAATCAGTCGATCCTGTCAGCGGCACTTTTAGGAAATAGTTTAGGACTTTCTCCAAGTCCACAGCTTGGACAGTACTATATGGTACCGTTTAACGACAAGACAAAAGGGAAGGTTGCACAGTTCCAGCTCGGGTACAAAGGATATTTACAGTTGGCAATGAGGAGCGGTCAGTATAAAAAGCTTAATGTATTAGCAATCAAGGAGAGGGAACTTATACGATATGATCCACTTAATGAAGAGATAGAAGTTAATCTTATAGAGGATGATACCGTAAGAGAGAATACTGAAACTATAGGCTACTATGCAATGTTTGAGTATACGAACGGATTTAAGAAAACTTTGTACTGGTCTAAAAAGAAGATGGAAGAGCACGCATTGAAGTATTCACAGGCTTATGCAGCAGACAAAAGAAAAGGTACTTCATGGACCTTTTGGGCTAAAGACTTTGACTCAATGGCATACAAAACAATGTTAAGGCAGCTTATAAGTAAGTGGGGAATCATGAGCATAGATATGATGACAGCATTTGATAAGGATATGGCAGTAATCAATCAGGACGGTTCATCCTATTATGTAGATAATCAGGATGATGATATTAATGAAGATACTGTTATTGATGCAGTACCGGATGATGTAGGCGAGTATAGTACAGAGCAAGAAGAGGGTAATGAAGTAAAAGAAGAGCCGGAAGCGAATACTACCGCAAAGGATGACATACAAAATAGCCTTTTTGGTGATTAGAAGAAAGTATGTGAGTAATAATATACAAGTTAAGGGTATCTAAAATGGTGACCTTAAAAAATTGTAATCAAACTTGAGGAGCCGGATAATCTCATTAAAACAGCACACTTTAACAGCAGGGTCGGATAAGCTGCTATAAAAGCCGAACTTATGAATATACTTTTGTGGAAGCAAACCACATTAAAAAATGCTGTAACCTCATTTGGCTTTATATCACAGGGATATGTTACGAAAGCCATTATAGTCCCCTTCTTTTATTCGTCAAAGAAGGGGATACAATCAAGATAAAAATAATTTAAGTGTATGTATAGAATATCTATCTATACAGAAAGGTATTAAATGGCACGACCACGAAAGGTAGGTTTGGATTATTTCCCTTTTGAGTGCCAAAGTGATGAGAGGATAAGATTAATACAAGCTGAATATGGATTAAAAGGATTTGCTATAGTCGTCAAACTCTTTCAAAAAATATATGGAGAGTATGGTTACTACTGTGAATGGGACGAAGAAAGGTCATTGCTCTTTGCGTCGGAGAACGGTTCATTTAGTGATGATAGAAACTTAATAGACGGAATTGTCGAAGCTTGTATTAGAAGATTCATTTTTTCAAAAGACATGTATGATAAGTATCGTATCTTAACATCTTCTGAGATACAGGAAAATTACTTACTCGGAGCATCCAGACGAGAATATGTGGAATTGAAAAAAGAGTATCTTCTTATTAAAGGCACCCAAAAATATAAAAATGTATACATTAACTCGATTAATGTATACGGAAACTCAATTAATGTATACGGTAGTACACAAAGTAAAGTAAAGGAAAGTAAAGTAAATAAAAATAATATATATAGTGCGAAAAGTGCGGACACTCAAAAGACAGTGAAAAAATCGGAGGGTAAAAATAAAGATGTTGTTTATTATAAAGACCCTGATTTAGATAAAGTTTTTAAGGACTATATAGCAGATAGAAAAGAAGCAAAGAAAGATTTGACCAGTAGGGCTATAAAAGAACACATGGAAGAGCTCAAAGAACTTGCGGGTGAAGATACAGAACTGGCTATAAAGATAATAAAAAAATCAATATTGAAAAGTTGGACAGGTTTTTTCAAGCTTGAAGAGAAGAATAAGCCTAAACAGGCAATTCAAGGAAATCAATCCACAAGGGTTAGTGGTAACCGATTTTTAAACTTTGAACAAAGAAATGATAATGAGGAAGACTTGGACAGTCTTATCAGTAAAAAAATGAATGGAAAACTAAAGGGGGAAGGGAGAAAGAATGATTAGCTTTACAATCAAAGGCAACCTTGCAGGACTTAATGAGCTTATTGCTGCTAATAGGTCATACAGAATAAAAGGTAATAAGCTCAAAAGAAACAATACAGATATAGTCAAGGCTGCAATATATGAAGCAGGTCTTATCAGAAATGACGGCTGGAAAAATGTAGAGGGATTTAAGGACCGTTTTGATATTGATAAAGATGATCCAAGAGTGCTGGTGTGGGTTTTTGAAAGTCAAGGTGATGATTAAATAAAAAATATGAGGAGAATAATTTGAAAGCAATATTGAAATATCCCGGAGCAAAATGGAGGATTTCTGATTGGATAATAGAGAATATGCCCACACATCACAGTTACATAGAACCATACTTTGGTTCTGGTGCGGTGTTTTTTAATAAAAATCCTTCAAACATAGAAACTATAAATGATCTGGATGGAGAGGTAGTTAATTTCTTTGAAGTGGTAAGGGATATGCCGGAGGAGTTGGCTGCTAAAATTTATATGACACCATACTCAAGAGCTGTATATGAAAATATATATGGACAGCCATATAAAGTAACTGATACAAAACTTGATAAAGCCTTAAATTTTTGTATCAAGATAAACATGAGTCATGGATATAGATGTAATGCAAAAAACGGATGGAAAAATGATGTTCAAGGAAGAGAACGATCATATGCGGTGCAAGTTTGGAATAAGCTACCCGAAATAATCGTGCAAGCTGCTGAAAGGTTGAAAGAAGCACAGATTGAGCAACGGCCAGCAATAGAAATTATAAAAAGGTTTAATAATCCTAAGTGTCTGATATATTGTGATCCCCCATATTTACTTAGAACTAGAAAAGGGAAACAATACAATATAGAAATGTCAGACAAAGAACATGAAGAGCTTTTACAATTGTTACTTGAGAGTAAAAGTAAGGTAATAATTAGTGGGTATGAATCTGATTTATATAATGATGCATTGAAGAACTGGAGAAAAAAGACAACTTACAGTCTAACGCAAAGTATGAGAAAAGCAAAAGAAGTGATATGGATGAATTATGACATTAATAAACAACTAACTTTATTTCAGGAGGAACAAAAGCGTGTTTAGAAAAGATTTTAACATAGACGAGCAAGAAAGATATTACGGTAGGAAATTTGAACTTATATCAAGAATTCAAGACTTAAGAGACCTGATAGAAGAAATAAGAGCTCAAGAAGAGTGTGCCATAAAGGCGGGTGATATGGGAATGAATATTAATACCTATGACGAAGATTACTCTGATAATAAAACAGGGTTTTGTGAATATATTGCAGAGGCACTAGAGATAATACAATCTAAATACATAGAAAAATTTGAAACATTGAAAATAGAAGATTTTTAGTTTATAGAAATTTGAATTTGTAGGAGGTGAAGATGATTAATATAAAAGACCTGAGGGTAGGGCAGACTTTATGTTTAATACAAAGAGGTTACGAATACAATCAACACAATCAACACCAAGAAGAAATAGCCAAAGTTCTAAAAGTAGAAATTATAAAAATTGGAAGAAGGTGTGTAACTGTAGATACCGGTATAACTACTGAGATCTATGACTCTCAAAAGAATTTCAAGATTTATGGCAGTCATAGGAAAATAAAACGAGGTCTTTATCTTTGTGTACAAGATTATGTTGATGAACTGAAAAAAGAAAAATTGTTAAAAAAGATAAGAGATTTTTTCAATTACAGCAATAAACAATGCAATCTGTTAAGTCTTGAAGATTTGGAAACTATAAACGAAATTATCAAAAAGTATCAGGAGAGGTAGTGCAGATGTTAAAACCTAAAGTGAACATAGAAGAGTTTGCAAGGTTCGGATTCAAGCCTTGCAAGGGTATTGCGAAAGAAGATCAATGTTATTATCTGTGTGTGGCAAGGGGCGTGAAAATGTTATTTGTAAGTCCAGTTATATTTGATATTCAAGATTGGGAAGACAACGATCCAAGGATACACAGCGTACCTAATTGCAAGTACAGAGATCATCGCACTGCAATAGATATTGTATATCAGCTAATAAAAGCTGATATGCTGAAAGGAGACTGGGAGGGGTAAGAATGACAGATAAAGAACACCGTGAGATATTAGAAAAGGCTTTAGCTGTGCAGAAATGCATAGACAGTATAGACATGCACAACGAATGGATTCAGAACATAATAAAAAAATGGAATTCTCTGAATAATATTAAGTCTTATTGGATAACAATTTCGGGATATGTTGGAGAAAATGGAAATACCACGACTGTTGATATTGCGTTGAATCCAGATGATGGGGAAGATATGATAAAGCTTATAAAAGAAAAACTTGAAAAGGTAATACAAGGGCATGAAAAATCAATATATGAAGAACATGAAAAACTAAATAGCTTGTTGAAGTAAAACAGCAAAATAACAGAAAGGAGTCGAGCCTGCCGGCACAAAAGGGATATCCGGCTCCTTGATTGAAAAATGAATAAAGAAAGACAGATAAAGTGTGAGTTATATAATGACAATTTTCAGAACTATAAAAGATATGGGATACAGAAAGCACAGCTTGTAATAGCTGATATACCGTATAACATAGGCAATAATTTTTATGGTTCAAATCCTATGTGGTATAAAGGTGGTGATAACAAGAATGGAGAAAGTAAGCTTGCAGGAAAGGCAGCATTTAATACTGACTTTAATTTTAATATCGCTGAATACTTTCATTTTTGCAACAGATTGCTTAAGAAAGAACCTAAAGAACGAGGAAAAGCCCCTTGCATGATAGTATTTTGCTCATTTCAACAAATACAGACAGTAATAGAATACGCTAATAAGCATGGATTTAAGAACCATATTCCGCTGGTATTTGTAAAGAATTACAGTCCTCAAGTATTAAAAGCCAACATGAGAATATGCGGAGCTACTGAATATGGCTTGATCTTATACAGAGATAAATTACCTAAGTTTAACAACGAAGGTAAAATGATATTTAACTGGTTTGAGTGGAAGAGAGATAATGCTAAGCAATACCCGAAGATACATCCGGCACAAAAGCCTGTAAGCTTGCTAAAAAGACTTATAGAAATATTCACAGATGAGGGGGATATAGTAATAGATCCTGTAGCCGGAAGTGGAACAACTTTAAGAGCTGCAAGGGAACTTAATAGAAATTCTTACGGCTTTGAAGTGTCTAAAGAATTCAGCAATAAAGCAAAAGAATTGATGCTTTTTGAAAATAACGAAGCCAAAGAAAGGGGTGAATAAATGACCGCTAAACAATATTTAAGCAGAATTGAAAAACTTGACATGCTGATAGAAAGTAAAAAAGACGAGCTAAATTCATTCCGCGACACCTTGCCGGCTTTACCTTCTCAGAACCTGTCTGAAGAACGAGTGCAGACAAGTCCACAGAAAGACGCTAGTTTTACTAGAAGTATAGAGCGTGTTATGGAGATGGAAACGGCTATTGATAAATATAGAGATGAAAGGCAGGAGATTATAGATAACATTTATAGCCTTAGTAGCATTAGCTATATAAAAGTACTTTCTCAGAAATATATATATCATAAGAGCCTGAGAATGGTATCTAAAGAATTAGAATACTCATATGACTGGGTAATGAAATCACATAAGGCAGACTTATCAGAAATTGAAAAATTAATAGTTGCAAAAACCTTACATAAAAATATATAAAACTCTTAAAAGTCTACAGACAAATACAGAGTCAAGTGTGTTATACTAGTATCAGTAAAAGTGTAAGTAAGTTCTTTTACCTCCTAAAAAACATAGATTACGGCACAAAGAAGGCAGTCAGCAGGCTGTCTTTTTTGGTTGCAGATTTTGAGAAAGGAGCGAAAATTATGGGCAGACCTAGAAAAATAAAAACAGCTAAGTCTTTAGAACTTATGTGGGAAAACTATAAAAATTACTGTGATAATAAGACAGTGCTTGCCCACGATTTTAGTTCTAAAAATAGCGAATTTGTAAGTGCTGAACTTAGAAAAAGTATAACTTATACAATTGAAGGTTTTTGTGTGTTTATCGGTATTCCAAGGTCGATATTCTACAGTACTTATGCAGAAGATGAGAGGTATTCGGACATTGTTACACGCATAAGGGAAGAATGTGAAGTTGATGCAAGAGAAAAGTTTGAACTAGGTGTTATACCTTCACAACTTGCAAACTTATGGATGGGTAAGTACGGATACAGTGCTAAGATGGACGCTAATGTATCAACAAAAGACATTGAAAAATCTAAGCTTGATGAATTGATAAGGCAGATGAAAGAGGATTAATTATGCCAGACTTACTATTTTCAAAGAAATATAAGGCTTTTATAAGATGCCAAGCACCGGTCGAATTTCTTGAAGGTACTACATACGCAGGTAAAACTACTGTCGGTATATATAAGTTCATGCTTAAGGTTGCTGATAGCGATAAAAAACTTCATATCATAGCTGCCAAGGACACAGGCACCGCAGAAAAAAACATAATAGCTAAGGATTTATGCATACTTGAGGTATTTGGAGAGCTTGTAACATACAATGGAAACGGAACAAAGGATAATAAAATACCACATATATATCTTGATACAAATAAGGGCGAAAAAATCATATACGTACTTGGCTATGGGGATAAGCAGAAGTGGCAGAAGGCACTGGGAGGACAGTATGGCTGCCTGTATATAGATGAGATTAACACAGCCGATATAGATTTTGTCAGAGAAGCGGCTATGAGGTGCGATTACTTAATGGCTACGCTTAATCCTGATGACCCTAACTTACCAATTTATAAAGAGTATATAAACTGTGCAAGACCACTTGAAAAGTGGAAAGATGATACGCCTGAAGAAATACTTGAAGAACTAAAAGAAGAACCAAAGCCAGGATGGGTACATTGGTTCTTTTCTTTTGCTGATAATCTTGGGCTTAGTAAAGAGAAATTAGATACAATCCTTACAAATACCCCTAAAGGTACTAAGATTTGGAAAAACAAGATCCAAGGCTTGAGGGGTAAAGCTACCGGCTTGATATTCCCAAACTTTGACAGGAAAAAGCATGTGATAAGCATTGCTGAAGCTAAGAAGTACGATTTTAGGAAGTTCAGTGCAGCATTGGATACAGCCTATTCCAGCAAGAGCCCTGACACCATAGCGATGGTATTTCAGGGGATTACGAAGTGTCGCAAGGTCATAACACTCAGTGAAAAGGTTTATAACAATGCAAATCTTGATACACCCTTAGCACCATCTGATACAGTGCGTAAGTTTATTAATTTCCTTGATAAGAATAAGGATAACTGGGGCACAGTAAGGGATGTGTTCATAGATAGTGCAGACCAAGCGACTATAACAGAACTGAATAAGTACAAGAGGCTGAACGGCTCAATATATAAATTCAACAATGCCTATAAAGCTATGAAGATTATAGACCGCATAAACCTTATGCTTGGATGGATACAGCAAGGCTCATACTTGGTATGTGAAGGCTGTACGGAGCATCTTAAAGAGCTTGATACATATA